CAATCGGAACACCAGATAACCAACGATGTGCTGCTCAACATGCCCGAAGTCACTATCTTGCCAGTAGGGGACGGGGCTGACCAGGAATCCGCCAAGGTACGCAAGGGTCTCATTCGCCACTGTAACCAGCGCAGTCATGCCGAGTCCGTCAGGCAACTGGCCCTGGAATCTGCGGTGCGTATTGGCGCGGGCTATTACCGCATGGTGCTGGAATATGACGACTGGCAGAGTTTTGATCAGGAGCCCAGGCTGGCGGGGCTCAGGAACCAGTTTGCCTGCTACCTCGATCCGTCGGGCTGCTCGCCCGTGGGTCGTGATGCCGCCTGGGGGTTTATCTTTGAGCACCAGGACCGTGAAGCCTTCCGGCAGGAATGGGGCATTGATGCGGGCACGATGAATGCCTGGACGGGGGTGGGGGATTCCTGGGTGTTCAAAGACCATGTGCGCGTGGCTGAATACTTTTACAAAGACTATCAGCGCTTTACGCTGGCGCAGATGCAAGACGGACAGACAATCCTCCTGGAGCCCATACTCCTACAACCGCTCATGATGCTCCAGCAAGAAGGCTATGAGGGCAGCGCTTTTCAGAACTTTGTGACATTTCTCCTGACGCCGCGCCCACGCTACGCCGATCTGCTTACCTGGATACAGCGGCAAGCGCCCACGGCCTCAGCCTGGTTGGACGGTTTTCCTGGCGACTTTGTGCGGGACTATCAGATGATGGTGATGGACCTCGTGGCCTCGCTCCAGCGCGTGCGACCGACGCAGCAATGTACGGTGCGCTGGCTCAAAACCAATGGGCAAGTCATCCTGGAAGAGTCCATCTGGCCGGGGGAGCATATTCCGCTCATCCGTGTGGTGGGCGAAGAATTTGACCTCGATAACAAGGTCGTGAGACAGGGCATTATTGCCAACGCCATGGATCCTATGCGGCTCAAAAACTACTTTGTGACCATGATGTGTGAGCATGTGGCGTTAGCGCCGGTGCCTGGCTGGATACTCGACCCGCGCCAGATTCAGGGGCAGGAATACTACTGGCAAACGGCCAATCGGCTGCCGCATGCGTACTTGCCCTACAATGCGAACGTCTCTGGACCAGGCGGCACACCGCTCGGTCCGCCGCAGCGCTCAGCCTATGAGCCGCCGATTCAGGGTATTGGCTTTACCTTGCAGATGATTGAAGGCTATGAGCAGCAGACGCTGGGCATCTATCAGGGCAACGTTGGCGCACCATCCAGAGAGCGTAGCGGTACGGCGATTGCGGAAAAAGATCGCCAGAGTGACACGGGCACGTATCACTTCAAGGCGCATCTGGCGCAGGCCATGCAATATGAAGGCGAACTCTATATGGAGGTCTTGCCCAAGACGCTGCAGCCGGGGAAAATTCAGCGCATTTTGGGTGATGACGGTTCGGCGTCGATGGTACGCATTGCTGGGAGTCCGCAGCAGCAACAGCAGATGCAGCAGCAAATGCAGCAGGATCCTGATATGCAGCGCGCCATGCTGAGTATTTATGATGCCTCCACCGGCAAGTATGATGTCGTGGTGAGTATTGGGGCGTCCTATGCCACCAAGCGCGAAGAAGCGCAGGCACAGATGATTGAAATGCAGCGGGCGCAAGGCGCCGTGCTGGCGCCCGCCACGAGCTTTATTATCCGGCAGATGGACTGGGAAAAAGCGGATGAGCTGGCGGATATTGTGGCGCAGGTGCCGGGGCAAATTACGCCAGAGCAGAGTCAGAACAAAGATATGCAGATGGCGTTCCTCAAGCAGCAACTGGGCCAGATGCAGCAGCAACTCCAGGCGATGAACGCTTTTGCGGAGCAGCAGCAACAAGTCAACGCGCAACTGACGCAGGATAACCAGCGCCTGAAAGATGGGCATGACCTGGAAGCGCTGAAGGTGCAGGACCAGCAAGAGGATACGCGACTGGAGCGGCAGAAAGCGCAGCAAGAAGCCCTGTTTGAGCAACAGAAGCTCGACCTCGAAGCCCGCAAGCTGGCGCTCGAGGAACAAAAAGCCCACTGGGAACATGAGGACCGTATGCTGGCGCAGCATGCCAGAGCACAGCAGCAAGCCAGCAGCAATGGAGCCAGCGATGGGGGCGAAGGTGGCTGAGCCTGTGCTGCCAGACTGGTTAGTGCAGGAAGCGGAGAACTTACTGGGGCGTGCGCTTCCCCCGCGTGATGTGGCCTTGTTTTACGCGGAAATGGAGCGCTTTACCGATATTCCGCCAGCCGTCTTGCGGCAAGAAGGGCTCTTACTGGTCCGCAGCCTTATGGAGCATTTTGAGCCGCAGGAGTTCACCCCGTTGCAGGTGGGGGTCATTGTGGCGCAGGCCATGGCGCTCCTGGTCTCGACCATGGAGGAGGGGCCAGAAGAGGTTATCTGGTTACGTGAATTACTTTCAGCCTATTACAAGCTGTTTTTGACGGTCTTGGATAGGGAGATTAACGCCGAAGGCTACTAGAGCCTTGTCCTGTGTGAACATCTAAATATCGGCGCCACTCTTACCGGCCAGTGAGAGCGGGCGCACAGACTGAAGCGCCAATCCTGAATTCAGGCGGGATTGGCGCTTTTTTGTGGGCTTTTGGCGCCGACATTCGATGCCTTCCGGCTTGGGCTACAAGCCGCTCGCTGACGCCGGGCGTTACCGGTGGCTTATTCACCATAAGGTGTGGAAGAAATGGCAGTTGTTATGGAAACAATGACGAGTAATGGTGTGCAGGCAGTCGAGCCCCCGGTGCCGACGCCCCAACCTGTTCCGGTGCCTCCCGGTGAACCGACGCCGACGCCGCAACCCGGCAACGGCGAAGAACCGCCCGAGGTGCCTGTACCGACCCTGGAAGAGCCTGCTGAGCCTGACGGCGACACGCCGCAAGGGCGCGGTGGGTTTCAAGCCAGGATTAAAAATCTTGTGGGTCAACGCAATGCCTTGCGGGATGAAACGATGCAGTTGCGCGCCCATCTGGCTGCCTATGAGCAGGCAGCCAGGCAAGCGAATGTCTCTCAGCCTACGCAGCCGCAGCCGCCACTTCCGCAACAACCTTCTGCCCTGATTGAGCCACGCCAGGATGACTACGCCGATCCCGCGCTGTTTGCGGAAGCCTTGCGGCGCTACTGGCGGGCCATGAGTCGGGAAGAGGCCAGAGCCGAGTTTCAGGACGCCTTTCAGCAACTCCAGGCCCAGCAGCAGCACCAGCAGATGCAGGTGGCGAAGCGACACTGGGACATGCGCATGCGCGAAGGGCAAGAACATTACGATGATTTTGATACGGCCTGGCGGGTGTTACCGCAGTATGTGCCCGAAGACCTGTACCCCGTGATTGAGCATGTCGTCCTCCAGGAGGAGAAGGGCGCGCACCTGTTTTACTATCTCACGACGCATCCGCAGGCCATGGAAACCCTGGCGCATTATCGTCCAGGACCGCAAGCGGAAGCGTATCTGCGCTCGCTTCTCCCCAAGCAAGGCGCCAGCAATGGCGCCAGCGCTTCTCCGCCTCCGGTGGCTGCCGCGAATGGCACGCATAACCTGCCACCGGTGCGTCCACTGACGGGCACCGGGCCGGTGCCAGCGGGGGGAGAAACACCGGCGCAGGTGGCAGCGCGTGGCGGCACGATTGCCGAGTATACGGCAGCCAAAGAGCGCATGCAGGCACAGGGACTGCGGTAATGATCCGGGCAGGCCACGAGAGGACCCTAGATGGCTGAGAGCAACAATCTCCTGGCAACTGCCGAAATTACCTATGAGGCGGCAGCGCGGCTGAAAAACCGCCTGAAGTACGCCATGATGATTAATCGGCAATACTCGTCCAAGTTTGCCAATGAAGGGGCGCAGCGCGGCGATACGATTAGTGTACGTATGCCCGTGCGCTATATTGTGCAGGACGGTCCTGTGGCGGTGCCACAGCCGATTCGTGAAACCTACAAAGACCTGACACTGAATTATCAAAAGACGCTGGCGGCAACCTGGACATCGAAAGACCGCACACTCTCGATGGAGAACTTTGCGGAACGCTATCTGGACCCTGCTGTGGAGGCAGTGGCGAACGAAGTCGACCGTATCTTGCTCCTCGATGCCTATTCCCAGGTCTACAATCTTAAGGGTACGCCTGGTGCACGTCCGAACGATTCCCAGCTCTTTCTCGATGCTCAGGCACGCATGCTGAACCAGTCAACACCGATGGACCGGCCCTGGCAGGCGCTGCTCTCGCCGCTGTCTTCTGCTTCAATGGTGAAAGCGTTGCAGGGCCTCTTTCATGATGGTCCATCCATTGCCGGGAACTACCGACGCGGGCGCATGCAGTCTGAGCAGTTGGGGTATGACTTTGACATTACGCAGAACATGCCGACGCATGTGGTGGGTGCGCTGGGTGGTACGCCGCAGGTGACTACAGCCGGGCAGATAGGTGCCAGCATCAATACAAGTGGCTGGACAGCGACGACCGGCGCACTCCGCAAGGGCGATGTGTTTACCATTGCCGGGGTGTATGAAATTAACCCGATGTCGCGTCAGAGTACGACGGAACTGCAGCAGTTTACCGCCCGAGCTAACGCCACGGCTGACGCTGGTGGGCTCATGACGATTCTGATTGACCCGCCGATTACGCCGCCGAATAGTGACGGCACACCGACGCAGTATCAAACCGTGACGGCGGCGCCGGGGGCAGGTGCCCTGCTCACCATTGTGGGGGCCGCAGGCACCACAAGCCAGCAAAACCTGTGCTTTCATCCTGATTATCACACCGTCGGGTTTGCGGACCTGGCGCTGCCGGCCGAGGGTGCCGGGCGGGCGTACCGTATTCAGGACGCGGATACCGGGTTAGCGTTTCGGGTGTGGGAAGGCTCCGACTGGACCACGGATCGGCACGGCTTCAGGATTGATTTCTTGTTTGGCTCACTGGTTATTTACCCGCAGTGGGCATGCCGCGTCGCCGCGTAGCGATAAAGGAGACGCGATGGCCGAAGGACAAGCGTTTGAGCCGGTCTGGTTGTATCACCCAGAGCGGTCGCCAGAATATGTGGAGAGCCAGGAGCATTACGATCTGCTCATGGCGACGGGGACGTGGGGCAAGTCACCAGCCGATTTTGGGCAGGTAACGGCGCCCAGCCGGGAGCAAGCCAGTATGCAGTCACCAACCGGTGCGGATGCCACGTCCAGTACCGTGACGCTGGCTACACCGTCCGTGGAGGCGGCGACACTGCAGTTAGTGACCCGGTGTGATGCCTTGGAAAGTCGCGTATCGCGGCTGGAAGAACACCTGACCGCGCCAGGTGCGGATGACGACCTGCGAGCGCAACTGCAAACGTTACAAAACTCGGTCCAGGGGCTCAATACACGGGTGAGCGCGCTCGTGCAGCCATCCGATGAGGAGCCCTCGAGCGGATCAGGGCGAAGGAGGTAATCGTGGGGGCTCCCCATGCAGCAACCAGTGACCAGACAATTGACGGATATTTTGGGGCGGGCTCCGGGAAGGTCCCGCAAACCTGGACCGTCACGCTGGCAAGCTTGGTGGACGGTGCCCAGTGGCACTGGACGCCAGGCTTTCGGGGACGGCTCACCAAGGTTACGTGGGTCACACATGTTCCTGCCAGCACGGCGGCAAAACTGACAACCATTACCCCGTCCATAGGCGGAGTGAACGTTACTGGTGGTGT